CGTCGTCTAAAGTTAAATAAGGATCATTGTTAGTGTAATCTAAGTTTTTTACTTTTTCAAGCGTGTCTAAATAAGCATGTAAATTATTGCTAAACTGGTGGTATTTTCCTACCCCGCATTCTAACGAAGCCGCTATGTACTCTTGCAATATTGACATGTGAACAACATTTGCTCCGTAAGCTCCCCATATCATGTCGTTACTTCGGTTTACTACGGTCATGTGCAGGTCTTCATCTCTTACGTTCAAGTAAATTTGAGTATTGCACGGTATGTCTTTTTGGTCGTTAGTTTCAACTAAATCCTGTTTAGGATCCCACATACTTATAACGGTGCGCCTATCGTTTTTATACTCAGACAAGCGTTTAATAGCAATCTCTAATTGATCGTAACCAAAATGGTTCCTCCATCTGTGCCCGTATGCTCCTTTAAAAACCATTCCGTCATCGCTGTAAGACGACATGTTGGAGTTAAAAGGTTCTAACCATTTTGTGTCATTGCGGCCACTTAACATCCAAAGAGACTCCATTAAATGGAAAAACGGGTTAGCGTTTCTTTTAGGCTCAAACAAAACCCGTTCTCTAGGGTGGCTATAAGTAGTGCAAACAGGAGTTGGAAACTCTAACGCCTTTCCGTTTCTTGTTTCTACTAACACCCCTACTTGGTTAAGTGCTTGCACACCTAAGATTAAAGCGTCGTTAACGTTTCTAGCATTTATATGGTACATGTAAGGTTCCTTAGACTATTTGTTTTAACTACCCGCACCGCTAACTAAGGCATAAGCTTCTGTTGCTTCAGACGCCTTTGCAGGGGCATTAAAAAACTCTAAATTGTTTACGGCTTGTTTTACTGTTTTCGGGCTAACGTTACTTAGCCTCCTGTTTTGGTTTTCGTACGGACTTGATATTACGTCTACATACTTTTGTGCAATTTTTTTCATTTCAAAATTATCTATTACGTAGTTAAAGTTTTGGTTTTGAATCCATTCCCAGTTTTGTTTGTTGGTTAAACCTTCGTTTATTATTTCTCCGTATTCTCTAGCTGTTGCTGTATGCGGAACTTCTATGTAGTTAACGTCTGGTTTCAAAAAACTGTTTATCATTCCTAAATCAGTAGCGACAGGAACTGCACCACATAACATAGCTTCTATGGTTGTGCGGTTGTAATGTGCGCCGTGAGCAGCATACTTTTTAGACCAACTGGAGTCTATTTGTAGCCGACATTGTCGTAACGTTTGTAGCACCTCTTTGTTTGGCATTACCCCTAAATACTTCATACCGTACAGCAAGGCTATGTCCCATATTTTAACACCGTCTTTATAGTATTTTGGTTTGCATTTATCCTGACTAGTCATATAGCGGTACTCTATGCCTGCGCCCCCTATTAACTTATCAGCTTCGGGTAATACGTGTGGTATTGCTTTTATTAAAGTGTCTACACGTTTCCAAGCTTTAAATATTTGAGCAGACAAAAACCCGTTTCTTTGGTCAAATCCTAAACTTTTTTCTCTGTAGTCAGTGGGTATTTCAAACGGGTTTGAAATTAGATGCCTTCGTATGGGCAACACTTTTGCTGAATGATAAGCCGCAGGGTGGACACAAACCGCTGAATGAAATTTATCCGCAACTGTTAAAAGATGAGGGTACAAACTTGGCAAATTGCCATCATGAACAATGGCTATGTTTTTTGTTCCGTTGTCGTACAAATCTAACCATTCGGACACGTCTTTGTTTTCTTTGTTCAAAGTAGGTACAGGTATGTGCCATAAAACAGCGTCGTATTTGCTAGCTTCTTCTACGAATTGTTTTCTGTTGTTAGGGTTTAAATAAGGAATTTTTTCCATGCCGTACCACCCTCTTGCTTGGTTGTGGTAGTAGCCAGTTCCATTAGGCAGCACTTGTAGGTCTTGCTTTTTAAACGACCTAAGAACATGTTTCTTTTTAGGGGTTAAACCAACTATGTCTACTTCGTGACCTAACTGTTTCAAACCCATAGTCAAGTATTCCGCATGGTTTATTATCCCACCGTAATCTTGTATGTTGTACAAAGTCATCAAAATTTTCAATTTACTGCCCCTTTAAATGTTTTGTTTTTAAACGCAATACTAGAAACAAATCTTCCTCTAGGTCGACCTTGGTCTAACAAAACTCTTTGGTATTTATCCCATTCACATAAACTATGTTCTATGGTTCGCATGTCTATGTGGTTTAGTATTTCGTCAGTTAAATAATCCTCCGAAGCTTGTAACAAAAAGTGCATTTCTTTGTTGCACTGCTCTGGCTTTAAATGTTTTTTCAAAGGCCGACCACGTAACCTGTTTAATCCTCTTACCGCTCCTGGTCCCGCGTTAGCCCATGTGCGTTTGTCTACAGCGTTACGTAACACGGGCGTGTAGTTTAAGTCGGTAATAACTTCGTAAGCCATAAAGCCCCCACCGCCCCAACCTCTGTGTTGTTTTAACTCTTTGTGGGTTGCTTCTAAAGAATTGGTTTTCCTAGCAACATCAGCAAGTTTTAAACGGTTTTCCCAAATAGGTTTTAAAAAATGATCTACCACTACCTCTGACTTTTTAAGTTTCAAACCTTGGTTAGTTATTATGTAAGCTCCGGTAAACGTTCTTTGTTTGTTTTGCAACCTACGCTCTATTAAAGACTTGGTGTATTCAGGATCCCAGTTTTGGAAATATACCCACCCATGATCGTCGGCAAACTCTGATGTTCCTATCATACGGAAAAAACAACAGTTGAAAAATATTTCTGCGTAGGGTCTTTTTCTGTTAGGCTCAGTAAAGTTTTCTCTCATCCAAATAGTGGTTTTATCATTTTCTCTAAACGGGTTAGTGAACCTGTAGTCTTGTAAAATTTTATCTTTTGTCCAAGGTGGTTCGTCCCCTCTTACTCTAGCCTTATAAATAGAATGGCGTTCTTGTATCCAATAAAAATAACTTTTTAATGAATCAGTGTTTGTTTCTTGTAACATGATATATCCCCAACCACCCCCATAGGTATTACCTATGGGGGGAATTATGCTAGTTAAGCGTTTGCGTATTCCAATGCTTTGGCTAATGCCCTGCGTTTGATAACAGCGCCCGACCCAAACCATGCAGAATGCAAAGCGTTACCTTCTATTTGAGAACGTTTTTGGTGGTCAATAAAATAAGTAACACCGTTCAACGCACCCCACCATGTGCCTTTAGCAGACTTCATGTCTGATCCAGGACTAGTTAACACTGCCTCGTAAACAGACTCAGCTGATTTTTTAAACTGGTCTCTTACAGGTGGTAACGACTGGCTGTTTTGTAACGCCTTGTGCCTGTCTTCTAACAACGTTGGTTGAAACAAGTCGGCTACAAAATTTTCTAAGCTACCTGTCTTGTATTTTTTACTAGACAAATACTCGCTTTGCTCTTTAAACTGTGTCATTTGCATACCACTTAAACCTAACGACTCTTCGGCTGCTTTTTTGATTTCTTCGTCAAACATTTGTAAATGCACTACTCTAAATTTAGCACCCACTTGGTTAAGAGCTAACGTTAACGTGTTGTTGCAAACAACTCGTATGGGCGTAAACATTATGGTCATTGCTTTACCTACCGTGTGGCTGTTGTTGACCAACAAATAACCACCTACTTCGTCGTTGCCTGCTAGTTCATACTTTTGGTTTAGTTTGGCTAAACCCCAAATATCCTTGCCTGCTTTCAAACTACCTGCGGTTTCCATTTGCATGTTACCTGCTTCGGTAAACTTTTTGAAAAAGTCTAACACTTGGTGGTTTTGAAACGGCACATAACCTTCGCCACACGGACTTAGTATTTTGTTGTCTGAGTCACGAGTTAAAAAGTAATTACCGTCGCAACGTAAAAAGTTTGCTTCGGAACGTGGATCTAACAAATTAAGACAATTTGGGTTGTCCAATGTGTAAGCCTGCCTTTTGCTTACTGTCCAGTTAAGGTCAGCTGCCACCAACATTTCTTCAGGTGTCATGTCATTACTTACAGGGTTTCCTAACCCGTGCCAAGGGGTTTCGCCTGCGTAAGCCATTGTTTCTATTTCATGTGACATTTCTGTCTCCTTTCTATGAGTCTAGTTTACCCATAACAACTATGGGTAAGTTTTCAAACGTTATTGTGTTTAAATCAAGCAAGTATTCTTCGTGCTCTGTTAAAACGTCGTCGCCAGTACCCAACGGAATCA